GAAAAGTTTGATGACGTAGTCGTTAATCTTGAGACTCTAGCTAAATTTCTTTACACCAAAAACAATGGTGCCAACTTGACCCCCGCAAAATTGAATTCGTTGGTTAGATCGTACTTCCAAAAGAACGGTAACGAATGGTTTGAGACGCCGATCCCCAAGAAGTTTGTGGGAAGACAGTATTACGAACAAAATGAGCAGTGGCAACTTGAAGTCTTGTATGACGCGATCCATATCGAAGATAAAAATCACAAGATTAAAAGAATGTACGCTCACAGTAGTGCTGTTGCCGGAGAAGCTGGGATTCATATTGCTGATACCAAAATCAACAAAGGATTCCACCGGGTGAAACAGTTTCTGACATCCAAGTTTGGAGGCGCCTATGTACAACCGAAAAACTACTTCGGGCTACTAGAGTTCAAAAAATGTGTGTTATGGGTGAGCGTAGCAACTACGTTCGCGTTGACCATTCTAGTAGCCCTTTTGTTTTTAAGGACAATGTTCATAAGTTATCAGTGCGAACGGCCGATCCCGCCGCTCGTGATGACAAGTGCCACGCCAAAGACAAACATGTCAGTAATTACACCTACTACGGTATCCCTGGCTTCCTGGGCGAACGATTTAGGGAGTTGGATCCAATTGTGCCAGCAGGATGCGGCTGCAACCTATCCGAGGCTTTTCTTAAAAGGCTTGGTGTATGGGTTCCTGAACCTGATGCTGATTCTGTTCGTGATTTTCACAATTTCATCCGTCGTGTTTCTAGGGGGCTTGTTTATAAACGACAAGCTGCCTCACGCGACGAAGTTGTGGAGAAATATTCAACGCAGAAGACGGCTAAATTTGATGAAGGACATGCTACCGAGACTACATTTGGTATCGGGCCCAGCTCCTCCAAGCACTCCGCGTTCGTCAAAGGAAATGAAGCGAATGTCCCAAAGTGCCGAAAGGTTGGAGGAAGAAGAGTCAAGCCTGTTTTCCGAGGAGTTCAATACTCCGGAGCTTACACCGCTAAGGCCCCAAGACTCATCGTCGATCTCAACAAACAAATGTTTGCTAGAGGGACACGATTCTACAAGCCTATAGAGAAAGTTCTAAAACAACTTGACCATGAAGATTCCAAAGACTTTCCTTATCTCCCGATGTTAGCGAAAGGCTTGAATGGCCAGCAGCGCGCCACTCTGATCCTAGAGAAAGCAGCTGCGATGAAACGACCCCGTTTCATAATGATGGACGGTCGCCAATGCGACCTCCACATGAAGGAACATATGTTGAAAGCACAACACATCTTTGACAAAGCCATAATCGACGACCCCGATTATGACCAATGGTGTTATATAATGCGGAAAACATCTACGCTTC